GGATGCTGACGCGTATAGTCGACAACCCTAGGGACAGTATTCAGATATCTAGGAGGATATTAATATGGCAACAACTACATTTTCGGGACCGATAAAAGCGGGAACGATCTCAAACACAACAGGAACAACACTTGGTGAAAATATAACAAACACAGGTCAAGTAGCTATGACTCAATCAATACTGATTGATATGGCAGTAGCAGCTGGAACAAATACTTACGACGTAGGTGTAATACCTAAGAATTCACAGATAGTAGAAGTACTAATGCGTTTTGCAATAGGCAGTGACGCAGGAACTAGTGCGACTATGTCGATTGGTAAAACTGATTCAGGTGGATCAACAGCAGCTTTTTATACTGCGGCTCAAAATGCTAAAACTGCAGCAGAGCACACACAACAAACTTCGGCTTTTGATAATATGGATCGTGTTAATGAAGATACGCGAATAACTGCTACTCTTATAACAGCAGGAACAACATCAACTGCAGGTCAAGCGTCTGTAACAATTACGTATATTCAAGCAAATAATTTGCGAGATAAAGCGGCTAACTAGTAATAATTAATTAAGTGTGGGCTTCGGCCCACACACAATTTAACAGGAGAAAACATATGTCAGGCGGCGGATCATTTTCAAGCGACCAAACAACCCTTTTATTAGATACTATAGGAGCTGATACTTTATCAAGAGCAGGTAGAGCTAGAATTACTTCTATTCAAGCAAAAGGAATAGCAAGTGCTCAATTAAAATTACATAATGTATCAACTGCAGGCGCAGCTGCAGCAGGTAATTTAGTAGCTACTTATAATTTTGGAACTGAAGGACTAGAAGTTTATGTACCAGGTTCTGGAATTCTTTTTGATGAAGGAATTGTATATAATTTAACAGGAGCATCAGGAAGTGCTACAGTAACTATTACTGGCGGATAAGGTTTATACATGGCGACTATTACTTATACAGTTACGGTTGCAACTGGAACGAACGAATATAGTGCTAATGTAAATAAGTTCTATATTAACGGAGAAGTTAGTCCGGTTCTAGAATTGCAAGAAGGCAATACTTACATCTTTAATCAAGATGATAATAGTAATACAGGTCATCCTTTCAGATTATCAGCAACTAAATTAGGAACACATGGAACTGCACCCGGTGGTGCTGCAGGAGTAGAATACACTACAGGTGTAACTATAGTTGGAGTTCCAGGAACAGCAACAGCATATACTCAAATTGTTGTCGCTCCAGTACAAACAGTAGGCGCTCCAGTATTATTTTACTATTGTAGCATTCATGCGGGAATGGGTAATACTGCTCTTACAACTCCTCCAACTTCAGGTGAAACATTTTTTAATCCATCTATGGATGAAATTATTGAAGAAGCTTTTGAAAGAACAAGTATGAGAGGAACTAGAACAGGTTATCAATTAAGATCTGCAAGAAGATCATTAAATATTCTGTTTTCAGAATGGGCCAATAGAGGCGTTCATTTATGGAAAATAAAATTAGCTAAGATACCTTTAATACAAGGTCAAGCAGAATATAGTTTTGCAACTGATTCAGTTAATTTTCCAAACGATTTAGATGAAGTATTAGAAGCTTATTATAGAAATAATTCTACTCCAACTGCACCTGTAGATGTAGCA